TTTCTGTAAACTTTATACTATTAGTAAATGGTGAAAGAGTTCCTTTTGAAGCTTGATCTACCATCCAAATTCCAAAATCACCAGCTTTAGCTACTGAATCAATAAGACCTTTTCCTAACATGTAAGGAGCATCCCAAAGCATTTCCTTGAAGGTCTGACCTGTAGCACTCATTGCATCTAGTCCAAAAGTTTTAACAGGAGCATCTCGCCTCTTTAATTGTTCTTTTAAAAATCCTTTTAATCTATCTGCAACTGGACTGACTAATCGTGGTTTATCTTTCTCTTCACCAGTAGGGAGTTCATCAGTATCAGGAAATACTATCCGTAAAGGATTTAGTAAATTAGCAACATCAACACCATCCCACAAGCCACCATCTCTAAAGTCTCCTTGTTCATTTACTATATTATTAATTAAATTTTCTACATGATGTGCGCCATTAGGATGTTCAGAAACCTTTATCATAAAATTAAGAACTTGTTTTTCCCTAATCTTATCATTGGCTGATTTTAGTTTATCAGGATCATGTCCTCGACTTATAAGACTTTGTCTGTAAATCTCATCATCAGTTGATTTTGTAACTTCTCTTTGTAGAGATTGTTCATCATAAACATTTTCAGGAAGATTATCTAATACTGATTCTTCTATATTATCTCTTTGAACAGTAGGAGAATTTGTCATCATATCACCCTCTATTACTGCTGGATCTTCTTGAACTGGTACTGATTCAGTAGGTAAAATAGGAGTAGGAGATGACTCTTCATTTAAACCTACATTTGTAAGTCCATCTATTTGTTCAGTAGGTTCTTGATCTTTAGGAATAAGTGCTTCCGTTATTTCACTCATAATTAATAACTCACTTGTTGAAATTGATTTTGATCACTTCTACCAGTCGCTAAATTTCCTACTGATTCTACTATTACTTCCCATGTACCCATAGTATCATTCAGAAACTTACGTCCACTTACAGTAGGAGTTATAGAGAAATCAATAGTAATATCTTTATCTAAAGCTTTTTCTGCTTGTGATAATTCTACTGCTGGAGCAGGTACAACTCCTCCGCTAGCTTTTATTTCTTCTGCTTTTAATTTTTTTTCTTCTTCTCTTTTTGCATCCTCTTCTTTATAGAAAATATCAGATAACTCCTTTTTGTCCATTGCATACCTTCTTAATCTTTCATTGGCACCTGGAATAGGATGCAAATCATCTTTTGGATATACTTGAGTAAACGTAGCTGCTAATTTGGCTGCAGCTCTTGTTAATGTTTGTTCATCTGCTCCTAGTAATTCTCCTTGAACCAAAGCTGCCCATTGTGCATTAAACTCTTTAGATAAAAGATTATACAACTTACCATCTTCATTAGGAGGTAAGAACCTTTTATTTGATTGAAATTTACTCATGTGTCCAGCAAATATAGATCTAATATGATCTTCTCCAACATCAACAGCAGGTTTGGTTTTTGCAGGTTTTCCTATATTATGAAGTTTTGTTCTTTCTGAATTGAAATCTGGACCACTTAATCTACCTTCTTTAAGTTCAGTTCTGATATATGTTTCTGCATCTTTAATAGCATCCATTCTTGCTGTACCTGTTAGTGTTTCAATCTTATTAAATTTGTCAAAAGCTGTAATCTTTGAGTTTGAATCACTTGTGTCAGGAGGTAGTGCCTTTAATGCTTTTTCAACTGCATAATTATCCATAATTTTTGCTTGTTCTTCTGCAGTAAAATGAGGAACATCCTTAAAGGAAAGACCATCTTCCGTAATCTCAGTATCAGAAGATTTTATTATTTGTTCTAATCTTTCTTTTCCATTCATAGGATCCTCCATAGTTCCAGCATCAGAATTTGGATTTTTAGTTATCTCTACAATCTCTAAACGTAATCCTGTTCTTACTGCTTCTCTTTTCTTTTCTTGAACTATAGATTTTCTTTTTAATTCTAATTTACCTGCTGTTACCTGTTCTTCAGTTCTTTTACCTAATATAGCAGCATGTCCTGAAGTAAATCTTTTAAAATTATTTATTCCTTTAATACCTAACGCATTACCTTCAGCTATCATTTTACCAGTAGGAGAGTCTGCTCTAAAGAACTCAGTTTCTAAGTCTTTTAAATCTTGAGTAGCCTCAGTAATAGTTCGGTAGTTTGGATTTGCTTTTCCATTTGGTAGTGTTTTTGGACGAGAAATATTTTCTACAAGTTCATCTATCTTTCTATCAGTTTGTGCTGTTAGTTTTAGTAAGTCTTTTTTATAAGTTATTTCTTTTGTTAGATTATCTTTAGCTATTGCAAATTCTGCAGCTCCTTTTTCTCTTGCAGCAAGTAGAGTTCTCAAACTAGCTTTTAAAGCTGGATCTTTGATATCTCCTATATTTTTAACTGCTTCGTTGAGTTGCTCTACAGTCTTAAATTTACCATCTGATAAAGAAATAATATCATTAAATATAGTCTTATGTTTAGTTACATCATCTCTATACTGTTTAGCCTTTTTTTGTTTATCTATAATTGGTCCTACTTTATTCTCTAGTTCTGTTATATGAGCAACTGTCATACCAGATCCTTGAACATCTGTTAGTAGTTTTGTTAAGTCTTCAGCACTTACTATATTACCATTTTTGTTCCTAATACGTTTTGAAAATTCTAGTTTCTTTGTTCCACTAGTTTTTTCTAACTTAGTTTTTTCAAGACTTGCTTCTTTAGATTTTATATTTAGGGTTGAAATTTCTATAGTCTGTATTTCTTTTTTCTGTTTTACAAGATCATCAATAATTAAATTTTGATGTTTTCGTTCCCAAGCTTCTAGATCAGTACTACTATTTATTTTTACTCGTTCTTGTATCAACTCTTCTACAGAAGACGTAGAGTGTGTTTTTCTGTATGTATCTAATTGTTCTTGTCCTCCTTCAGCAACATTAAAAGTTGTACTCTCAGGATCTAGCTCATTTAGTTCTGCTCCTAATGCTTGCATTTTCGTAGTCCACTCTTTATGCATTCCTGCTTCTGCAAATGTATCTTTTGAATTTAATAAATTTATATAAGCTCGTGAAACTGTTTCTACTTTTGAGGGTGAGCCTTGCTCAGTTCCATCCCCCATCATAGGACTATCAAAATTACTTTTATGACCTCCAGGACTTAAATTAGAATACAGTAATGCTGTTTCTGCTTCCATAAGTAATGAAGCTGAACTTACTTTGGCTTCATCTGTGGTCTTTGTTGCCTTAGTATTTCTTGCTACCTTTTCAGCTTTAAGTAATGAAAGCTTTTTTGCTACTGCTAAATCATAAGTTTTTTCTAACTCACTTCCTACTGAACCTTTTACTGCTTTTCCACCTCCACGATTAAAAGCCTCTTGAGCTTTTCTATGATTTTCTGCACCAAAGGCTATTGTAATTTTAAGTGAAGGATGACTAGAAGTAGTAGCATTTTCTATTTGATTTCTTTGGTCTGTGTTAAATTGTTTCCAAACTTGTTCTTTAGAATATAAACGTATAACTTTTCCGTTTTCATCTCTCTGAAATTTTTTAACTTTTCTTCCTGGTGGTCCAGAAATATCTATATTTGGTACTGCAGAGATATCCTGAATTACATTATCTATTGAAGAAATATCAGATAAATCTATTTCTTTACTATATTCATTTAATCCTGCTTGTATAGCATTATTAGTTTTTACTTTTCTATCTGTGTGTTCATAACTAGCTACGTTTTTGTTAAACAGACTATGGTTTAATGGAACATTTCTTCCAGCTTCTCCAAGTTGAGGAAGTCCTCTATATAGTTGTCCTTGATCTACTTTAATAATTTCTAGTTGTGCAGTAGCATACTCAGTCCAACTCTCAACACCAACTTTATTACCATTTTCATCTGTAAGATCTTTTTGATCAAGAAATTTCTGGCGTAAATTAGTTACTAATGTTGGAGTTAGTTCATCAAACTCTATCTGTTCTCTTTTTAAGGCTGCTTCAGTAGTCTTTCGTTGATAGGCATCTTTTAGTAACTTATTCTCTTTTTGGTCTGTGCTTAACTTGTCAGGTAATTTAGTTGGATTTAAACCCTTTTTTTGTATTTCATTTACATCAGGCGTTTTGGGAGAAAACTCCTCAGAGAAATTTTCTAATTTTTCCCATGCTGTTCCTCCATGTACTCTTCGTAATCTTTCAGCTTCTATTTCAGCTAAGTTCTTATCTCTGGCAAGTTTTTGACGAGCTTCCGCTGCTTGCCGTCTTGCCTCAGCAGCATCCCTTCGATCTTTATTTATTGTTGCAGCGTAGGCATCCATTCCATTTTTTGCAAACATAGAGAGAGCTTTAGCAGTTGTGGCTGCTTGTTTTGCACTAGCTTCTGCACCAGCATCCGGACCAGCATATCTAGCAAGATCAGGAGCTGTAAAACTTTTATCTGCTCTTCCGTAATTTGCGGTACTTGTATCGTATTCAGCCATTAGCTAATATTCTTTGTATAAGTGTAACCTTGCATTCCTGCTTCTGCTAATCCCATAGCTAATCCCATAGCTCCAGGTCCAGATACATACGAAGTTCCTTTTAGTCTAGCATCAGCTTCTAACCAAGCCATTTCCATATTTTGTTGAATTTCTCTATCTCTAAAACGTAGTTGTGTCATTTTATTATCCATATCTTTTAAGAATTTAGCTTCTCCTTTAAGCACAGTATTCTTAGCTTGTGCTAATAATCCATCCGTACTTTGACCTGAAGCAATCCCAGAAGCTTTTATAGAAGCCTCAGCAACAAGAGAATCTAATGCTGTTTTTATACTTCCTTCAGCTTTTGCATCACGAACATCTTGTCTTGATCTATCTCCATCAACAATCGCTTGTCTTGCATTACCCTGCTTTATTTGTAACTGTCTCTTAATTCCTAACTTTTGCCTATAAATCTGGGAATTCTGAGCAGCAGCAGCTTTGTTTGCAGCATCGTGCTTGCTAAGAGCTTGCGCTCCCATAATTAAAAAGGGCCACATAAATTTACCTATCTGTTATATTTTTCAAACTTAATAAAAGGTACTTTCAAGAATCCATATTTATCTATAGTATTTGTCAAGCTAAATCCTAAGTGTTGTAACCAGTTTATAGATTCTTTATTCCTTATATCTACATAGTTATGCATTGCAGGATACATCTCTCCCATGTGTTCAATCCAAGATTTTGTAGACCTCAGAAAGCTTCGTAAGTTCTTCTGTTTCCAAGAATGAAAATAGTTAGTTCTCAAGAACCACGGAACACCATTTCCATTAGGCTCTAAACCTACTCCTCCGATCCCCAGAAGCTCCTCAGTCGCAAAGTAACAGACTAGTTGATCTGAATGCATTACTGAAGAAAGTAAAGCTGTCTTAGGGCTTTGTCCTGATGTTGCATATACCTCATCTATATCTACTGGACACATGTTATCTGCCAAGAGATCTATAAAAGAAGGTTCAAAAGGTTTTGTATGATCCTTGTAGTACATCTTTATACTCTTTGGCTTCTCTTGTGGAGGAACCCTTCCCATTCTGCACTCTGAAAGGCACATGGAAGATACTCGTTGTTTTCTAATATGATGTTACAGTTAGAACTGTTAGTCATAACAGAGCTTTTGAAGGTTCCTGAGAGTAGTTTATACTGTCCAAAGGAAGAAGTATTAGTAAGCATTCCAGAGAAGTTCTTAGAGTAGTTTGTTCTAGGAGTAATCTCTGTTGTTCCATTATTACCATCACTAATCTTTATGGTTCCTGGAGTTACATTAACTTTTACATTAAAGAATCCAGTTTTGTTATATAGTAGGTTGATGTTTCTAACTTGTAGCTTTGCTGTCTGAACTGGAAGCTCATTCTCTTTGTGAATAAACCTAGAGAACTCATATTCAAAGGTGTATGGAATTCCTGCATAAACTACATTAGTAGCATCAAGTGCTAAGTATTCATTTACCATAGCTTGAGTTAAAGATGCAGTAGAAGAACTTAATTTTCTTGCATTATCCGTAACATAAACCATGTTGGCTGGAATATTACCATGATAAGGAAGATTAGTAGCTACTACATCTGTAAATGTTAAAGTTACGGATGCTGGACTTGTACCTCCAAATGAGGCAACAGCAGAAAGTTCTAATACAGTTGAACTAGTTATAGAAGAAATTGTTGTTCCTGAAGGAATTCCTGTTCCTGATACAGTCATTCCTGCCTCAAGATTGGATGTACTTGATACTGTTACTGTTGCATCTGTGGTTGTTACAGTAGAGGAGGTTAAAACTACTGAACCTAGTTTCACTCTCCTATCCAAAAGTACTGAAGTCTTATCTTCCATTACTGCTTCTGCTGAATCTAAACTTAGGTTTAAATCTTCTAGGTAAATACCATCTACAGAACCATTAGTATTTAATCTCTTTGTAATAAGTTGTAGAGTTGATCCTAAGAATGCACAATTCAGGATGTCTCCATCAAACTCCCAATGACTCCAAGAGTTCTGGAGTTTCTTCTGACCATCCCAAAATTGTTTATAAATGTAAACTCTTTTAAGATCATCATCACTTAATACTGCAATAATCTGATCAGTAGAACTCACTATCATTTTAGTAATATTACCTTTTATATACTGTGGTACATGAGCAGTAATATCTATAGCATCATTTGAATCAGAAGCTCCTAGATCTACAAAATACTCTCTTACTCCTGAATACTCTCCACGTTTAAAAGGAAAGTAAACAAACTTACCAGAAGATACAGGAGGAGCTTTAGAAGTAGATTCAAACTGAGTTACTACATCTACAGAAACAGAAGAAGGAGAAAAAGAAGTTCCTTCACTATTTAAACTAAATTGTTGAAAGTCTGAGAAGAGAAGTAAACTTTGATCAAATGCCGCGGCATGTTTAAGTATAGAGACTTCATTATTTGATACTGAGATATCAATAGGATTACTGTCCAATGAAGTCATCACAGAAATAGGAAAGAAATTATAATAGTTTCCTGCAGTTGAGAAGATTATATTCTCATCACTCAATATTCCAAAACGATTCTTATGAAAACAAATGTCATTTATCTTTCCTCCTACAAACGAAGGAAAAGGATTAGTAGTATCGTTACCTGACTTTCTACTTGTCCATCCATATCTAGGAGAAGACAATCCTGTTGGAACTTCTTTTACAGGTTCATAAAGAAAATATATATTTGCTGGAGTTTGAGAATCAAATAGCCGTACTAACCTATGTGGCATCGTAAGGATATTTAATCCTGTAGTTAATGAAGGACCAATAGATTCATTCCATGTTTTCTTTTCTTTATCATATCTAACATAAAAGTTATCCTGAGTTGCATCTGCATTACCAACAATTTCTACTATATACTTATCAGGAACTCCTGTTCCAGGAAGTTCAGAAAAACTCCTGACAGAAGTAGTGAAGCCTACTAAATCATTTCCTCCACTAGAATCTGAACACTTAATTGTAAAAGGTACTTTAGATAGAACTTTGATTACACTTGAACTTGCCTCTGCAGAAACTGCAAAGTTAGTGTTTGCTGCGCATAAAGCATCTAAACTAGCATAGTAAGTATCTCCTTCGTATCCTGCATCTCCAGAAGATTTTCCACTTTCATCTCTTCCTGCAGTTGGGAACCAACCACCAAAACCTTCTACAGGAGCAGTAGAATCAAAAGAATCCCATCCATGAGCATTTACTGTTCCTCCTACTTGTGAAGTTCCAGTTTTTATAATCTTAGCAATTCTGGGAGTTGCAGTATACGCCTGATTTACTCCAGCATTAGAAGATGGAGTCTGAAATCCAGTTTTAAAAAAGGTAGTTGGTGCAGCTATAGTGGCTATAGATACTACATACTTACTAGAATAATCACCTGTCTTTACATAAATTATTCCTTCGTAAGGATAAGTTGCAGTTAGATCTTCTGATCCTCCATCTGATGTAAACCCAACAGTAGAACTCCAACCTACTAATGCTGGAGGAGTAGCTGTGTTATAAACATCTTCTCCTGAAGCTTCTCCCTGAGCATCTGCTTTTTCTACCTTAACTGTTTTATTAATTATAAATGTAGTATCTGCTACTGTAGTTGCAACTATGTTATCTTTAACTCCATCTGAAGTTTCAAGATATCCTAGATCTCCATTACCAACAACTGAAGCATGACTTCCATCAACAATTGCTGTAATTGAAGCATCACTAACAGTATCATGTAATACTGGTACTTGTGTACCATTTTTATCGTATGCTTTTAAGGCTTTTATACCTCCAGAAGTCCTACTGAGAGTTGTTGTGTATTCTTCATCTCTATCTCTTCGTATACTATGGATAAATAAATCTGTTTCTCCTGTGGTAGATACTCTTGCTCTATGTTCAGTTCCAGGTCGTTTCTCTAAACCTCTGGCAACAGAACCTAAACCATTAACTTGTCGTTCTGCTTGAGAAGACATCCTAATTTCAGCAGGTTGCTGAGAAATACCATTTATCAAATTAGGTATAGAAGTAGAAACTAAAGGCATAATTAGGAGTATAAAATTCTTTGAGATTCAATAAGTGATTGAGTAGATGTTCCTCTATCTAACGCTCTGAAAGTATCATAGTTATCAAAGATATTAAAATCTGCTGTTTGGGCATCAGCATCACGCAAAGCAAACAAAGCATTCTGTTCATCCTTAAATTGAAGTTGAGTCATCTCGCTAGAACCAATAGTATTTTCTTGGAATTTTCTTCCTGCTCTTAATGTAATATATCTTCGTGCTATTTCTGGAAGCTCTTCAAAATCAAAAAGGAGGACAATATCTACTTCAATATCATCGGTAAATTCAAATGTATTTTTTGTACGATCATAAAGTTTTCCACTACGAAGAACTACATCAGTATCATATCTACGTTTTAATCCTAATGTATCTACTTGAAGAGTATTAAGAGGAACAACTATATTGTTAGCTGTATTTCTTACTAATGTTATTTTTAAATCGGTATTAAATGTCCATCCTGAAGATTGTACTTCACGAGAAACTGTAGTTAGGGTTAAGGCGGCTATCTCTGCTTCCTGAAGACCAGAATTTAATGTGTTTACTGGAGCTTCTCCAACGCCAATAAGCATTGAATTAATAGCATCTAATTTAGATGTAAGTGTAACAGCCATATAGTTTTATTTGGGGATATTTGTGTGAGGGTGTAGAGGAGTTATGGAGAACTCTTATATCTCCTCTACGAAAATGGGGTACGGCAAGAGGATTAACCATACCCCACAAAGAGGTTACTACGCCACAGGTGAAGTCAACGCCACCGCCATTGCTGGACGTAACACGTTGTGACCCATCGCATACTTTGCAACTAGTAATGTACCTTGACGATTGATCTGATACTCAGATTCAACAGCAAGATCCAAAAGTTTAACAGTTGCAACTGCATCCTTATGCATAACGATTCCACGAACTTCTCGTGCATCGTTCATATAAGTTGCAGGGAGATCATAAACAGCATTTCTAGCCGATTCTCCAGCTATAGGTACAGCATCATTAGTAACACCAGTTAAGCTACTACCAGATCCACCTTGTGTCCAAAGAGAATTAGTCCATGCTGCATTAGTACCTGTTCCAAGATGCGGAGTCCGAACTACTGGAATTCCTGCAATAGATGGAATACTAACATCTGTAACAGAAGCTCCACCACCGACATCTCTATCAAACATGTGTAAGCCAGTTTCCTTGCTTACTCCTGCTGTCTTAAACAGACCATAATAGACATCTGTAGCGAGAACGCATACCAGACCATCCAGAGGTGCGCCAGCCATTTCTAATATGCGCTTTGCTTCTATGATACCTTCTAAGAAATAATCTGCTTTCATAGAGTTACCAATAGCAGCGGCATATTCCACATTAGCTGTGAAGTCTTCGTCATCCCAAGCTGCAGCCGCATAATCCTGAACCAAAGCTGTAGCTTTTGTCTTAGTAGTTGATAAGGCTGCTTTAATAGCCATTCTAAGAATGTTCTTATCGGCTACTTTTGCAAGACCATAAGAAGCTTCATCAGTATAGATTGAACGGATGTCAAAGTGTTGCATCGCTTCATCAATATTTGGAATGAATTGATGTGCTACCAAGAGATCGTCAATCGTTACTAATCGCTCAGTATGCTTTGCATGAGCTGCAGGAACAATTTCTGAGCCTGGAGTATGGTAAGCTGCTGAACGATTCTTACCTGTCATAATAAACTGTGCAGATTTACCATTTTTAATGGTGCGAACTCTGCAATAGTCCATCATGATATTTTTTGTTTGAAAGGCTGTCATTACTTCACCAGCATAAAGCTTTAGAAATAATGCCCTAGTGTTTCCGGTGGCGTTTATCTCACCAGAACGATGGCCTACATAATTTTGTGCCATATTTTTCCTTTAATTGTCATTAAGTAGTTATGCTATTTTACTAGCACGTTGATACGTACCCTCGTATTACTACATAGACAATTAAAGTTATCCTCCTCAGAGGGCATTAACTGTACTGAATGTGTATTCTTGGGTTACATGAGGTTAGATGATTCTAGTTTTCTAGAAACTTCTTCCCTAAAAGCAGGGTCACTAAGATATTTAGGATCTCTCATTGCTTCCGACATTTGCGCTAATGACGAATAACTTCCTGATCCTAAACCACCTGTAGTTCCCTGTATAAGATTTGGTGGACTTCCATTTTCCAATTTAAACTGAGCGTTAAGAGATTTTACAGCAAACAAACTATCATTCGGATTGTCGCTCTCTATTGCTCTATTGAAAGAGTCTTGATCTGATTTACTCAAAGAAGTTTTTGCCCACTCTAATAAATTTGCGTATTCACTTGGTCCTCCTACAGAAGCATGTACTACTTCAGTCATTTTATCTGCTATTGCTTGTTGACCCTGAATCCATGAATCAACTACTTCAGTAGCAAGTCCTTTTTCTTTTAATTCAGCATAAGATTCAGGAGATAATCCAGAAGTATCATTAAATTCTTTTGCATACTTATCATAATTAAGTCCCTGATCTGCTAGTTGCTTTTTTGCTTCTTCGATAGTTGGTTGAGGAGTCTGCGGAGGAGATGTAACCTCATCGCTGTTCGCAACAGACTCCGTTCCTAATGATAATTTCTTTTCTAAGTCCTTGTAGGCTTGTGCCATATCTTCAGGACTTTTGAATTTATCTGGCAACCATGAAGGTTGTTGATCTTCACGTTGTACTGAACTAGCTTCTTCTGCTAGTTGTATCATAGATTCTTCGTGTTCTTTAGTTCCTTCTACAGGAGTAACAGAATCTTCATGTGTACTAAGTTGAATTGTATCTGCCATTTTCTTACCTCTTTTAAAGTTAATTATTCATTTGAGGTGGAGGTGCTTCTCCTCCTCCCATTTGTCCCATTTGTTTTGCCATTTCTGGAGTAGCTTTTTCAGCTATTTTACCCATCATTTGCTGATTAACCATTTGTGCTTGTGCTGCTTCAGCTTCCTGTGCCTCAAGTTGTTTCTGTTCTTCAGACTTTACTAATCCTTCAGTATCAATTCCAAGTGATCCTGCAAGTCTATTGATGTAATCTGAAATATTTAACTCTTGTAATGCTTCTGGACCAAGAGGTACTAGACTCTGCATAAATTGTCCTAATTTATTTAGATCTTCTCCTCTACCAAGAGCTTCAACTCCAGTAATAATAAGAGGTTTTAATCCTTCATCAGGTAACACAGGTATTTTCTTTTCTTTACCCATCTTGTGCATTAACAGTTCCACTAAAGGTAATTGGAACTCTTGTGAGAGAACTGCATATACTCCTCCTAATGCTATCTCAAGCTCCTGATGAGCTATTCTAATTTCTTGTGCAGTAACACGTTCAGCATCTCTTCGTATAGAACTATTCATTAGAAAGACTCTTGATAATCTAGTCTGTAGTAACTGTATAGTCTGTTGTGCTACAGCAAAGTCCTGAGACTTACCAAGCTGAAGAGAAGATACATCAGTATCATCACCTGTTACTATAGCTCCGTTAGGAGAGTCAGCAAGAGTTTTAATTCTTGTAGTACCATTTGGTCTAACTAAGAACAATACTTTAGCTGCTGCT